ATTGCACTGTGTCCGCTAGTGTAACCACCTTTAGATTTAATAATTCTGATGTAAGTTTTTCACCGGGAGTACAGCTTATAGATGCTACTAGCAATCCTGGTACACTAGGAAAAGTTTTATCATCAACAGGCACACAAGTTGAATGGATTGACACGGTTGATGGCAGCGGAACAACCCATAAAATTCCTAAGTGGGCAGATTCAAACACACTAACTGATAGTGCTTTATCTGATAATGCAGGAGCAGTTACTCTTTCAGGAGCAAGTTTTACCTCCACTACTAGTGCGAATCAAGTATTAACTTCTACCACAGGAGCAATAACGCTTTCTTCTTCTTCTGATTTAAACATTGATAGCGCAACAGTATTACATTTAAATCAATCAAACCCAACTATTTCAATAAAAAACTGGGGGCCAGCTGTATTTGAAGAAAGTGCTTACTTCAAAAAAACAATATTAGACTCAACTGCAGCAGCGGGTACAGCAGGACAAATATTATCTTCAACAGGCACAGGTGTTCAGTGGATTAATAATTCATCAGCTTTACCATTGCCAGACGGAACAAGAGTGGTTCAAGGCACAATTACATCAGCACAAATATTGAATGCCGTCGCAGCACCGGTAGTTTTGATTGCTGATCCAGGTGCAGGCAAAATGCTTGTTGTTGAGTCGTTAATGTATAAATACAATTTTGTATCAACTGATTACACAAATTACTTATTAGCAAGAGTAGCATACAGGAATGTGGCTAGCGGACTTACGACCAATATTGATGGTAACGTGCCTTTAACCGGATCTCAAGATAGATACAATTTTGATAACGGATTTAACGACACTGGAGATCCAGGTAGAGAAGTAATTTTTACTACATTACAAAATGCGCTAAATGGAGATAGTACGGTGTTTTATAATATATGTTACAAAATTTACAACACTGCTGATTTAACGGTAGACTTAACATAGGGTTAGTTAAATAAAATTTAATTTATTATGGATATTAGAAAAATCTCCATAGGTGCTGACTATAAGTCAAGCTCTATGCATTACTTAGTAGGTCAATCTATATTAAACGGCAGCTACACAATACATTTAATTCAACAAGACTTATCCAATAATTCAATTAAAATTTGGATTGAAAAAAATAATGAAGTATTATTATGGAAGGAATTTAATTGCAATATGCCAATGGCTATTGAATATAATATAAACTTTTAATGAAGTCTCCACACTATTTTATTGTAAAACCTGTTAAGGGTAGAAGATATGATAATATAAAAAACATAGGGGGAATTGATTTTTACACAAGTGTTTCTCAAGAAGATCATACCGCATCCAATAGATTTGCAGAGGTTGTCAGTTGTCCTCTAAATTACATTGGTGAAATACAAGCTGGAGACATATTACTAGTACACCATAATGTTTTTAAAATATATTATGACATGAAAGGTCGAGAAAAAAGCGGTAGAAGTTTTTTTAAAGATGACTTATTTTTTATTGATTACGATCAATTTTACATGTATTATCATAATGGTAAATGGCAAACACACTCTAAGTATTGCTTTATTAAGCCGGTTCCAGTAAGAAAATCAATTATTATGAAACCTGTTGAGGAAGAGCCTCTTGTTGGTATAGTAAAATACACTAATCCCAAACTAACCGAATTAGGTGTAAAAGAAAATGACGAGGTGGTTTTTGAGCCTGAGTGTGAATATCCATTTTATATAAATGGGGAAAAGCTTTACAGAATGTTTTGGAATAACATAACAATGGTGCTATGAAATCCTCAAAAGATTTAAAGTTAGAAATAATTAGCGCAGGCAGAGAAGCTGTAGCACAACTAATAAAAGTTGCAAAAGAGGATATTATTAAGTATGACAAAGATGATGAGCTAGCAGCAGACAGATTAAAGAATGCAGCAGCTACAAAAAAGTTAGCTATATTTGACGCATTTGAAATACTTACGAGAATAGAATTAGAAAAAGATTTGTTAAACGGAGTTGAAAAAGTAGAAGAAAAATCAAGACAAGGATTTGCAGAAAGACGATCAAAATAAATTATATAGTGTTGTAAAAAACCATGTGTCAAAACAGTCTATGTTGAAAATGAACCAGCA